ACACAACCTGGCGGTAAGTGGGGAGGTGCTAAACCTCCTCCAATGTTATTTCAAAACACTGCTTCTAGGGGTGGAGGTAGAAGTTCCCAGGGATCAGCAAGATATTTTTAGGAGAAAACAATGGCAGAACCAGTATCAACCTCATACGCCTTATATGCATTACTTGCAGCAATGGCTGCAAAAGGATATGGCTCATGGCGGCAAAACAAGCACAGCCAAAGAATTAATGATCAAAGAAATGCGGCTATAAGAGCATCAAGGCAGAGAGCAAGGATGTTAGCCGAGGATGCATTCAAGGCAAATCAGAAATCCTTAGAGCCAATGGATGTTGAGAATGTTGCAGATGCAAGAACAGCAGAAGAATCAAGGTTAGGAGAGCTACTGTCTGCAACGCCCAGGAAGGAATTTGCTGTTGCTAATCCTACCAGGATTGGAGAGCCAAATGTAATAACCTCTGCAAGAGCTACCACAAAAGATAAGGCTCTGGGGGATATTCTAAGATATGCAGGAGATTTAGGGAATCTTTCTGCGGCTACAGGGATAGCCAGCACACCAGAACAACAACACGCAGCTATAATGGGTAGAGCTGATGTAAGGGAATCTGCACTACAGGGAAGGGAGGAAGCTGAAAGGCTAAGACTCCTCCTGGCAGGACTTGATCCTTACTCCCAGGAAGCTCATATGGCTGATAAAGTCGGAGACTTACTCGCAATGTATGCTATGGGAGTAGCTTAATAACTAATGCCAAGGGAGCAAAATGACACAAAAAAGATTAGTAAATCCAGTTTATAAAACTAAAGCGGATTATATAGACAGCATAAGTGGAGGGCTTGGTCATCTTATGTTCCCAGGTGGCGGTCAGGATTATTCCAAAATGGCTCTGATTGGTCAAAGAGGTGCTTTAGCGAATAAATATGCAACAGAAGCAGCAGGACAGGGGATTACAAATCAACAATTGCAATTAGGTCTGGATGCTACACAAGGAGCAATGAATGACCCAACACTTTCATCATCTATGTTTGGCGGCATTGATGCTTTAACAAAATTTGCGGTAACTAATCCAGGACAATTTAAGGCAATAGTTGAAGCATTTGGCTTGTCAAGATTACAACCAGGACAAGTAGAAAATCAGGCTTTAGTAAATCAGGGATTAAAAAACTTACGAAGAGCAGAGGGTATCACCCTGCGTGAACCGCAGGGGGGTTATCCTGTTGATCCTGAATTTGATCAAGCATTGAGCCAGGGCATTCAAGATGCTATTGATGCAGAAGATATAGACCAACTGCGAATGCTAAAGGAAATGCAATTGGAGAGAACACAAGGGCCACCACTTAGAGATCCCACACCAGATGAGCTTAGAGGTGCTTACACTATACAAACTGGCAAATTAGCTGGGCCAGATGATGTCTTTACACAAGTAGAAGCTGAGAAATTAAGGGAAAGGTCAGACAAACTAGCAAGGTTTAAAATAACAGAGGACGGCAAGATTGAGAAGTATAAGTCTGACAATGTAAAGGCTGGTGTGTTGGATGCAAATGAGAGAACTCAAGTTGCAGATATGTTGAAGAATGCCCTGGATGCAAGTGTAGAAATATATGGGCATAACATGACTCTTCAGGCAGCTCTTGATGCAAACAAGAAAGAACTTGAAGGTACTAAATATGATTCAGAATTGAGGCAGGAAACTGAAATGCTGAATAACGCCTTACAAGCCAGTGTAGATATATATGGGAGTCAACTAACTCTTAAAGCAGCACTAGACTCAAATCAGAAAATACTTGAAGCAGCTAAAGCTGAATCTACAGACAAATTAACAGGAACTAAATATGTTGCTGATAAAAATTTAGAGGGAACTAAAGCTAAATCAGCAGACCAATTATCTGGGACTAGATATACTGCTGATAAAAACTTAGAAGGAACTAAATATACTGCTGATCAAGACTTGACGGCATCAATGTTTGGCTCTGCACAAGATGCTGCTGCTGATATTCACAAAACTAATATAGAAGCAGGAACTGAAACATACGGAATAGATAAGGAGTTTGAAAAAAATATGTTTGGGATTGCCCAGGAAACTGCAGTTGATATATATGAAATTAATAAGAGAGCCGAAACTAATGACTGGAAGAATGGAGCAAAATCACCTAACACTAACAAATCTCAAAGAGGATCTTTAGGAAAAAAACAGATTGATTGGACTAAAACACGCCAATTTCTTGAAATTGGAAAGTATAAAGAACCTGTTGAGATTATAGTGGAGGATAAATGGTGGCCTGCTTCTAATGTTACAGCAAAAGTCGAATGGCAGGAACTACGCCAGGTTGCAGAGACTATTCAAAATGCAAGAAAACAATTTCCTGGAGATAACGAGAAAATTTTCACTATAGCCCTTGAGAAGTTATTTGATATGGGCTATACGCAGAGGAGTCATGGCAAGGCAATAATAGAGCATATGCTTGATTTATAAGGAGCATTGTGGATACTGAAGCATTTAATAGGGCTTTAGATAGTGTATATGGTAATAAGCTCGATCTTCCAGATGAAGAACAGCCTAAGTTAAGTGATTCATTTGAAAATGCACTAAATAATGTTTATTCTCCTGGGAAAATAACTACGCCTGAAGTTCCTGCAGCTCCTCCTCTAACTGATACAATTATCCCTCCTGAAGAACTCCCTCCAGGCCCAAAGTTAAATATCACTCCTTCTAACAGGAGTCTTTATCCCCACCTGACTGATGAGCAAGCCAGGGAGCATGAAAAAGTATTTAAGTTTGGGGATATTCTTCCATCTATAGAGTCTGGGTACAAAAGAACCTGGGGGAATATACTCAATCTTATGGCTGATAAGGAAAGAGCCTACCGGGAGAATCCAGATTTATATTTAGAGAAGATTGCAGGACTTTCTCCGTATGCAGCTCTGGGTGCATCAATGGGTGGATTACCCAGTTACGATGAAGCTGCAAAGTTAAGAAGCCAGGAACATGAGGAAAAACTACTTGCAGAAGGATCCAAGTACCTTAAAGAATCTAGCGACCTGGGCCGACCTCTCACATGGGAAGAAACAGAAAACTTCTCAACCTTTCTCGATTACCTAACAGGATTAGTAGGGCAAACTGGGCCTTCCATGCTGGCTGGTATGGTTAGTATGGGTACTGCATCTCCATTGCTCCTGGAAGCAGAGCTCAATGCAGAACTACGCCAGATTCCTGATCTTTCCTCAGAAGACCAGTTAAGGCTTGCAGAACGTGGAGGTTTAATTGCTGGTGCATTGGAAGTTGTAGGATTGGGTATCATAGCAAGAGGGATCCCCAAGTCCCTCCTGGGCAAGATAGGTGTACCCAGGATAACTTCCTTTGTTGAGAAGCAGGCTGGTAAAAATGCCGCAACTCAATTTGCTGCAAAGGTAACAGGACGAGTAGGTGTTGGTATGGCTGGTGAGGGACTTACCGAAACAGGCCAGGAAGAAGTATTAATGGCCCATGAAGCTGCAGCCGGAAAAGAATTTACTGATGAAGAGAAAGCCCATAGGCGTAAGGAGGCACTTGCTGGAGGAGCATTTATGGGGGGCTTTGCAAGACCAACTATAGGTGCAGGACAAGATGTTATAGGGAAGCTCCAGGAAAGGGCAGCAGATAAGAAACTTAGATCACTCTGGGATGCTGAAGCACAGAGGGTAGCCACAGAACTATTTAAGGACAAAAGATTAGTCCCAGAGCCGATACAGAAGCCTCCAATATTTTCAGAATTTACTCCAGAACCAGTAACTCCAGTGGAAGGAGGTGATCCTGAACCGATATTCCAAGAAGTAGCTGATGAAACCACTCCTGGGCTTCAGACCGAGGAGGTGTCCACACCACCTACCGAGGCAATCTCTCCAACTGAAGTCCAGGAGGTTACTCCACCGAAAAAGGGTGATATGAGTATTGTGGAAAGTGAAGGGAAATATATTATTGAAGAAGTTACTGAAGTTAAAGATGGTATCCCAGTAGTCGAATATAATACGGATATAATATTTGATACTAAGGAAGAGGGGGAAGCATTTTTAGAGGAAACTAAACCTATAGAAGAAAAGGAAGCCACACCAGAAGTAGAAGCAGCAGTAGAAGTAGCTGAGACACCAGTAGAAGAAGCAAAGCCAGTAGAAGTAGCAGAGCCAGCAGTAGAAGAAGCAGAAACACCAGTAGAATTGTATTTAGATGAATCCCAAGATAATACTAAAAAATATGTAGCTTTTGATGGTGAACGCTGGTACACAGCTAAAATCGGGATGAGAGGTGGAAAACAATATTTAAGGTTTGATGATGAAAAAGGTAAAAATAGTTATTTTGAAAATGCTGACTTAAAAAAGACAACACAAAAAGAACTAGAAAAAGAAGTTGGAATTACTGTTGATTTAAAGAAATTTACTAAAAAACCAGTTGAAGTAGCTGAGACACCAGTAGAAGAAGCAAAGCCAGTAGAAGAAGGCTGGCAAGAGTATACCAGTAAAGGCAGAACGCCAGTTAAAATTAAGAAAATAGGCTATTGGGAAACTCGCAGATCAAGAAATGAAGGTAAGGAAATTTATTATCCAATTTATTTAAAGCAGGAAGCTAACGGCAAATTCAAATTTGCTAAATTTATTAAAAAGTCAGGTAATCTACAGACTATAACACAAAAAGATGAATGGGAGTTTAAACTAGAAGAAGTTGGGAATGTTGATAATTCATTTAATTCTGAGGAAGAAGCGTTGGAAGCACTGGCACTCTCAAGGGAAGGTATATCTGTAAGAACTGAATACGAGCTGGGCTTCGCCATGCCAGAACTTGATTATGTCCCAGAAACAAAAGAAGTAGCAGAAACTAAGGAACTTCCCCAGGTTGAAGTTAAGGAAGAAGTTACAAAAAAGAGACAGCCTATATATGCAAATCCAGATGCCAAGGAAGGTGAGCCTGGATTTAAACGAATAGCAATCCCAGGAACAAATAGGGAGGTAATAACTCCCCAAGGCAATATGAAAGGGAATGTTAATTTTAAAATTATTGAGCTTTCAGAAGCAGTATTGGCAGAAGGAGACTTCCAGGGGAGAAAAGACAGGGACAAGAGTGAACAAGGTCTTGACCTTATAAGGGCAAGAGCTGCACAGTTTGATCCTATCCAGGTAACGGAATCTGCCAGGACTACAGACTCCGGGCCTCCTACCACATTACCTTCTGGTGTAGTAATTTCCGGGAATGGAAGACTTCTTACAATAAAGGAGCTGTATGAAAATCCTGCATATTCTAAGCAGAAGGAAGCATATCTAAAAAAACTGGAAGAGCTGTTCCCGGTTGAAGATTATACAAGTTTGGGAGATCCCCTGGCTGGCATGAAACAGCCTGTCCTGGTACAGCAATTAAATGTTAATAAACTAGCCGAGGACTCAGAGTTAGCCAAAGGAGGAGAAGCACAATACCAGAAAATTGTAGAATTTGGTCATCTATCCAACGCACAGAAGGCAGATACAATGTCTGTTGCTGAGAGAGCAGCAAATGATGCCAAGGGAGTTAAAAAGGTAATCAGCCTTTTCAAAGGATACGAAATTACTTCAAATGCAAATGCACAGTTTGTCCAGGAATTTGCAAATCAAAATGTTTCAGCAACTGAACGAGGAGAATTTTTCACTGAAGGATCTGTACTTTCACAGTCAGGACTAAGCCGGATCCGGGCAGCACTAATGACTGCCGCCTTTGGTGAAGACAGGGCAATAGTGAAGTTCCTGGAATCTACAGATAATGATGTCAAGGCAATTACAAATGCAATGCTTGATGTTGCACCTAAGTTTTCAGATCTCCAGGCAGGAATAGATAAAGGTACTGTTCCTAAAGATATGGACTTAGCTCCATATCTCGTAAAGGCTTTAGATAAAATATCAGAACTCCGCCAGAGGGGAATTAAGCCGAAGGAAGATTCAGTACAGGAAGACTTCCTGGCAGAAAGCGAAGAAATCAGGGATATGTTTATTGAGGCTTTCTACCATGATGACATGAAAAAGCCCAGGAGCTCTAAGTTTATAGGTAATATCCTAAGAAATTATATTGACAAAGTTCTTCAACAGGATTATACACAAGGGTTGCCTACTCTGGATGAGGTTGCAAAACCAGCTTCTGCAACAGAGCTTCTTGACAAGGCAATTACAGAAACTAAAAAAGAAGCAGATGCACCTCTCTTTACGGATGCAGATGCTTCACCACCAACTAAAGGAAAAGATGCCAGAAAAAAGGAAACAAAACCTGGAACTCCTAAAGCGGCTTCTCCAGGAGTCGATAAAGGAGGCCGAGGAAGAAGAAAAACTACAGCCAAGCCAAGAACAGACAGAGAAGAAAAGGCTTCAGCCTCCACAGTAGTTGAATGGCAGAACCCGGAATATAATGCTTCTGCCAAGGAGCAGATATTCTTTGACCTGGCAGCTATAGATGACACTATGGCTGAGAATCTTTCCATGCAGGAGAGAATTGCCATCATCAAGAACCTGGAACCCAAGAAACTCGATAAGCTACTCCGCAAGGCAGTTAAGAATAAGTTTGGCCTCAAGTTTGTTGATAATGAGGGAGCTGCATTAGTTGATTCAATTAACAATATGATTAATGCCTACCATAACTTTCAGGGTATGGCAGCAGTCCTGGGGATCCCATTAAAAGCCCTTGGTTTAGAAGGAACCCTTGGATTAAGGGTTGAGGGAATGACAGGAGCATGGAGAGGTAAGGCAAGGCACGTTTCAAGCCCTATAAATGATCCGCTTGGGCCTCCATACATTTCAATCAAAGGTAGATTCAATTCATTTGCCCATGAGTGGGGTCATGCCCTGGACTATTTTATACTCAACAAACTGGGAACAGAATGGTCTAGGGGTATGTCAAACAGGCTCCGGGGCAAGTCAATCCTTGATGAAGAAACAAAGGAAAGAATCGAACCCTGGCAGGCAACTGAGAGTGCAGACAAGATAAAGTATGCTTTTGGTGATCTTCTCAATGCAATGTTCCAGGAAGCAGGAGGAACGGCTGCAGCAATTCTTGAGCTGGAAAGTAAAATTTCAAAAGCCAGGTCTGAAAATGCTATTAAAAAATTAGAAAGACAATTAGAAGACTTGCTCAAGGGAATGTCCAAAAAACATCTCTCCAAGTCTGAATATTTTACTGGAGCAAAGACTCAACTGCAAAAGTCTGAGTATTACAGTAGGCCAACTGAAATGCTTGCCAGGGCATTTGAGTCCTATGTTTCCAACCTTATAAAAACCCAGAATGAAGGTAAGTCTTCTCCAAGCAATGAATTTCTTACGATGCCTGAAGAGGCATATGCATTAAAGTCTGAGGATGCAGTAGATAGTGTTATTGTTAAGGAATTTATCAAGCGGTATCCAAGGGAAGCTGAACGGCAGTTAATCTTTGAGAAGTTCAACACCCTTTTTGAAATGCTCCAGGATGATTTACTGGAAGGAGTTGCCGCCAATCCAGACAAAAGCCCAATGATTGAATGGACTCCGCTTTTTGAGCAGAAGGAAAATAAAAACCCATTTTCTAAGGAAGCCTGGCTGGAGAATGAAAGGGAATTGAGGGCAAACCAGAGGGCATTTGATAAGACACAAAAACAGCCGATTAAACACCCGGAGAAAAGTAGAGGTGCAAGATGGTGGATCAAGCTGGAAGACGGCCTTATCCATCCCTGGATGGGAACCAAGTATGGTACACTCCTGTCGATGATGAGGCGTTACAAGGTTAAGAAGGATAAGGATGGCAATGTTATAACTGACGAAGAGGGTAATGTTATAACTACTAGAGCTTACAAGGCAATTAGAAAAATATTTGAGAGAATAGGTATTGAGCCTGGAGGAGAATTAAATACATCCAACACATTCCCTGAAGCTGTACGAAGGGAAGTCAGGAGACTCTCCTATGCCTTTAAAACTATAGCAACCAGGCATGATGCTTTTAACTTCACTGAACAGGAAGAGAAGGACTTGAGGCTGCTGCTTACATCGGATCCAGATACTATCTCCAAGGCCAGGAGGGGTGAAATGAGCCGCAAGGTTGTAAAGCTCTCTGGTGATTTACGCAACCTCCTGAACAAGATGTACCACTATGCAAAGAAGGGAGAAGTTAATATCGACTTTCTTTCTGCTAATGCATACCTCCCCAGGATCCTTGATGTTGCCAGAGTTTTTGCTGACCAGGAAGGATTTATTAAAAATGCATACAACCTCTACTCTGATATTATATGGATTGACCAGGAAGGAGAATTTGATGGAACCCAGGAACAGCTCCTGAGTATTGGAAGTATTGCAAACCAGAAGAAATTTAAAATTTCAAATGGAATAGAGCTGGTTACTCCTCCGCATCTTGAAGAATTAGTGAAGACATACCAGAATGTGAAATCCATGCAGAAGGAAATAGAACGGATGAAAGATGAAGGCGTGGAAGAGGCGGACATTATTAAAGCGGAAAACAGGCTAGAAGAATACATGGAGGAAAACCAGGATGTTATCTCTGAGGGCTATGATGCAATACGGAAGGACTGGTCTGTTTACCTGGCAAGCGACTGGAACTTGAGGATACACCAGATGGCAGGAGAAGATCCTTCCGCCAGCTCCCCAATGGCAAACTTCACAAAGAAGAGAGTTATGCCCAAGGAGGCTGATAAGTATATGATTGACTACTATACGGATCCAATTGATGCAATAGGCAAATACATCACAGGTGTAGTGAGAAAAACTGAATATAACAAGCGGTTTGGCAGGCACTTGATTCCTCCAGGCAAGAAGCGTTTTGCACCAACAAAACAGTTACAGGATTACCTGGACTACTTAATTCGTGAAGGTATGGCAGGAGAGGTGGATCCAATAGATGTTCAGAATATGCGAACTGATATTGATGCAATCTTAGGGAGGACTGCTCCTACAGATATGGGGCTGAAGAAAACCCTGAATACAGTCCATAGTTTTGCACTTATGGGTATGTTGACCAGGGCAGTCTTAACTTCTATCCCGGAGCCTTTTGTTGCAGGAATTAAAATGAGAAGTTCCCTGAAGGGACTTAAAACATTTGGACTAACACTCCAGGAAGCACTTACATATGTTTCCAAGGATGTTGAGCAAACTGTCCAGAAGAGAAGACAAGTTGCAAATATCCTGGGGCTGCTGGATGATCCAAGTGTAGGTGAAATGGCATCGAACAGGGCTGGCGGTACAATGGCTGATGA